ATCGATACGACTCTTCTGAGGTTGCAATAGAGCGCTGTAATGATTCCATTTTCAGAGCGCCATAACCATCGCGCTCCAAGCCGGGGCGCGTTTTTGCCAGCTCGCGGTTAAACGGATCGCGCGGAATTATCAGAAAGCTCATTGATATCAAAACCCATAAGTTCCATATCCAGATCGGGTTCTTTTATCTTCATATCGTCGAGTAGTTGCCTTAACAGGTCGTCGTCAAATTCTCCACCGTGTTTGTTGGCGGCGATGTTGGCTTTCTTTTCTTTTTCTTCCGGCCAGTCAACTTCACGGTATGCCATGCGGCCGGACGGAGTCTCGATGTATCCGAGAGCGACGGTACCGGTTTGATCGGTGTGCGGTTCTTTTACGACCTCCCAATCGGGAGAAAAGTTTTTTGTGCGCTGATGCCCGCCAATCAATGTTTGCGTCCGGACGTTGAAGACGATGCCGGAGAGGTCGCCGAATTCTTCAAGTGATTTTTTCAGGCGCGATAGTTGCGCGTCTGTGATTTTGCGCGGGTTGCACCCCGCCGGTTTTAGATTTTTGACTTGCATCACTGCGCGCGATTTGTTCATTTGTAAACTCTCCTTGTTTTTTTATTTTGTTTTTTACCGGCCAGAAGAGGAGTGCAAATCTTTTCTTCCGGCTTGAATACCTTTTCGGCAATTTCGCCGTTGATATATTTCTTTCGCCATTCAACGATCATTTCCTTATCGCTTTCCCAAATACCGCCAATTTTTTTTGCGGGAAATCCACAAGACACAATCATGTTAATGACGGATGCCTCGGAGGAGGCCAGGTTGATCGATCGGCAGAACTCCCTAATGGCCGTCATGCCGGATAGTGCTGCCTTTGCTTTTTCCATAATTGCCGCGTCTGTCATATTACCACCTCGATATTTTATTTTTTTGTTTTTTGTTAATGACTTTTTTTTCGCCCGGTTGTGAATTCCTCACCGGAGGCGCCAGAATGTTGACGCCGCCGCCGATCCATTGCGGCTGGGCCAGCGACCAGGACAGCAGGTCGGCATCCAGCAGATGGTTCGACGGGCTGATCCGCACATATCGCGCGACCTTCGATTTTCCGTCCGGGCGTTTCTCTTCCGCCAGAATGTGCCGCGCGTAAACTTCGTCCGTTTCAGAATGCAGATAAAGCGCATTGGATTCGTTTTTCGCGGCGCGCTCCAGGCCGTAATGAAACATGTCCTTGATTGTATCGGTATTGATCAGGACGATATGGAACCAGTCGGGCAGCGTTTTCCCGGTCGATGTTTTCATCAGGGGTTCGCCCTTTTTAAACAGTGAGGAGATCGGCCGAGAGGATCCTTTCGTCCCGTATAACTGGCAGCCGCGGTAATAATTGGCGATAATCCACCAGTAGGTTTCCTCTGTCATGGACATGTTGTCGTCTTTTTTCCCGCCGCCTGTATCCAGCGCGGCGCGCCAGATCCGCATGGAACCGCCGTTTTCTATGGGATATTCCGTCTCGAATAACAACGATTCGACCTGGCCCCATGTCATCAGATACCCGTAATGGATCAGCCAGCCCGTGAGGCCGTGAACATCGCGCGCCCAAGCGCGCGTGGCAAACCAGAATCCGGCTTTCTGGACGTCGATCCCGCACGTCAGCGCGATGGCCGCTTCCGGGACGGTTTGTGGCTTGAGGCCGCATCGTGATTTTAGAATTTCATCGATCTTTTTCGGGCGGGCGGCTCTTTCTTTCCACGCTTCCGAACAGTCCTGCGTTACCCAGACTTTGAGCTTTATGGGATCTTTCTGTCCGTACAGAAAGTTCGCGGCGGCGCTGGACATGGTTTTGACATACCAGGACGGAAGGATAAACGCGACGGCGCGCGGCCGGGCGATTTCTTCCAGCTCGACGACCTCATCACTACAGCGCGGGCATTTATTTTTATTTTTGATGAAATCGGCGTCAGTGTCGTGTCCCGTCCAGCCGCATTCCTCGCTGGTGCATTTGAGGTTGTCGGCAATCCAGCCGTTGTTCATCATGGACAGAACGGCGCGGTTGCGCATGTCGTCATCCCACTGCATGCCGCATCCCTTACAATTATACCGTGCCCGTTTTTCCCGAATGACTTTGCGCGGATCGACGATGTCGCCCCAGGTAATATTTTCCCAGACCATGCGCTGGACTTCGCCGCACACCGGGCATTTGGCGTGATAATGATAGATCACGTCGGCGTGATCCCGGATCGTAGTCGTGATCAACCCGTATTCGCCGGACGCCGACGAACATAAATATAATTTATAGGTGAACGGAAATGAATTCGTGCGTTCCCGCAGCGCATCAACGGCATTCGGTTCATCGCCCTGCGTCTCCAGATATTCCGGCTTATTGACTTCGTCGCCGATGGCTATTTCAAACGCGTCGGACGATAAAGACGATATCGAACCCGCCCACGCGCCGATGATATCCATGCCGTTGATAAACGCGATGGACGTGCGCGTGACATCGCCCAGTACCGGCGACAACATCGCGGCGGTCCGCGGCGTGTCCTTGATCGATTTCGACAACCGGCGCTTGAAAATGCGGAGCGTGAGCTTTTCAACCGGCATCGTAACAACGGCCGAGCTGGGCGATATATCGACGCGCTTCATCATGTAATTGATGTACGGCTGCGTCTTGATCGTCTGCGGGGACGCCTGAACATAAATCTCGCGGACATACGGCGCATCGAGCGCGTCCATGACGCCCACAGCGCAGGGTGATCGATCATTACGCCAGGGCGATTTGCGCCCGCCATCCACAACGACACGATACCGCTCCGCCCACTCCGCCGTGGAGATCTTCTCCGGGATCCGGAAGACCCGTCGTTCGCCTTCCGTGAAGCGGAAAGCGGTGGCTGGTGGATGGTTGATGGTGGCTAGTCTCATTTTAAAATAACCTTCCTGTCTCGTTTACTTTTTTCTTCTTTTGGAAAGTTTGCTTTACATGTGAATTTTCACACGGCCCGAGACGTCCACCATCAACACGGTGCATGGTTTTTTTATTACACGTTTCGCAAAACCAAAGAACCCTAACGGTGTTTTTTGTGAAATGCTGCATTACTTTCCTTTGTCATTCCGGCGAAGGCCGGAATCCAGTATTTGTTTTGAGCGTTTTTCATCAATACCCAGTTCCTTGTGAGTGCTGCCACCGCATTTCAATCTTCCATACGCGGCCAGGACACAAGCGACACTGAAATTAATCGCCTCGATTTCGATTTCTTTCCCGTCTAAAAATACAATTTTAAATTTGTTCATACCATTCACCTTTCACTATTAACTATTCACTTTCTCCAACTCATACCGCCATACCCATGGATTTGATGACCAGGGATATTTCTTCGCGTTGATAAAATCCCAAAGCCGGGCATAACGATCTATTGCTAAAGAATCTTTTACCAAACGACATCCAATACAAACATCGTCAATTCCTTCTAAATTTATTCCTTCTTTTCTAGCATCTTCGTCAGTTATATCCTGCAATCTCTCCGGACGGGCGCTCACAATAAGCGCCTTCGATCGTGACGCCCATTCCGGCATGAACATCCCCGGCTTCCATTTAGGAAATATTTCCGGATGCTGATTTCGCGGTTTGTGGCCAGGATCTCGATCCCTGTATCGCATCCCACCAGTGTCCTGATCAGGACGTTCTGCAGAACGGGAAGCGCAATCTGTTTTTCGACGATTCCCAGCGTCTTCTGTATCCCGTTTTAAAATATTTCTCGATTGATTGTAAATTCCATTTTTCCTCCGTTATAGGTAAATAATATTATCAGTTGGGTGGTACAGACCAGATCGTCTTTTATTGATACTTATGCGTAGGCGTGCACCTCTTGATCCTGTTATTACACCATCAAATTCAATTCCGTTTCGGCTAGTTATAATTTTAACCTTACCGCCACGTTTAGCTGGCACTCCATAGGCTTTTCTTATATATTCCATGCTCATAAAACAAACCCTCTATGATTTTTTAATACTCACCATCTGGTAAAATTGCGGTTGCTTCGGCCGTTGCTATAACCGGACTGGATTGCTACGATTCCTCTTTGATATCCAAACATAGGTTTTCTCCTTTATAAAAAAATATTTCATTCAACGTTGAACGTTGAACTTTGAACGTAGAACAAATTCTTATAATTTATCTCTTCATCCGGATGGCTCAATAAATAATCATTGACTTCGCCCGGCTTCATCACCAGCTCGTTGATGCGGCCGCCGACGTAACGATCATTGCGCAGCACGGTGAAGCGGTCCGGCGTGTTGATGATTTTGACGCCGGGATTGTCGCGTAAGAGTTTGTAAAGTTCCTTTAATAGTTCCGGAGTGTCTTGCGTCGGTATGTTTTCACCCCCACCTTTATCCTCCCCCCTCGAGGGGGAGGAGTCTTTTTCACTTTTCACTTTTCCCGTTTCACTTTTGCCAAGCGTCAGCGCAGGCACCAGCCCCGCTTCGATCCAGCTTTTCAGGTCTATCCCCTGCTGGACAGCTTCACCGGGATCCTTGCCCTTCGGTACGGGCCAGCGATCACATTTGTCCGGGAAGTTTTCGAGCCACCATTCAAACGCGCGTTCCGCGGCAATCTTTCCTCCGCCCTTATCGCCATAGTCCAGGGCGTTGAGTATCTGTATGGCATCTTTCAAAACGGCGTAGGCGGCAACGTCGGGTTTCCCCTGTAGTGTTCCCAAAGCAACGGCTCCGGCCAGATCCGTTGCCGCGGCACAGGAAATGGCGTCAAGTTCGCTCTCGACAATCACAAAAGCGCGCCGCTCAATTCCAAGGATCATGATCGACATGGAAGAACCGGGTACAACATAGTAACGCGGTTCGCCTTCCGGCCGGCGGATCCTGATCCGCTGGATCATGCCATCAATAATATAGGGGATGACTAACCCTTGCGGGATCCACAACATGCGCGGCTTCCCGTTCTCTTTTTTCAATTCAGGCAATCCCCATGCCGGCCGCGGCCGGAAAATATCTTTTCCGTTTTCGCCGGGATTCCAACCCAGGCGCGCGGCGGCTGCCGCTTCCTGATTGATCCCGCGATCGGACAGCCATTGCATGACGTCCGGATTCTTCCCAAGTTCTAATTGCGCCCAGGCGATAAACTTTTCCGCCTTTTCCTGCCAGAGCTGATCCGGTCTTTGATGTTGGACTGGTTGAAATGGTTGCTTCTGGTTGGCGGCCTGTGGCTGGCGATCCATCCGGTGCTTTGTTGTAAATTCGATATCGAGATACTCGCACGCCGCTTTAAAATCCATTCCTTCGAATTCGATCAGGAATTGGATGTTGTCGCCTGATTTATCGCAGCTGCGGCACCAATAGGATCCTTTGCCCTGGTTAGCATTCGGCCAGACGCGAAATCGATCATTCCCGCCGCACGCCGGGCACGGTCCAGCCCATTCGCCACCATGCGTCGAGGCGACTTTTTTCAGGTTAACTTTTTTACTGGCCAGATCGTATGTGTTCATTAAGAAATAATTACCCTTGTATTCCAATTTTTAACGGCTTGCTTTTTACTTAAAGATAGAGGTCCAGACGCACCACAGTGCCCACAAGTAACATCATATAAATCCCCAGGCCCCTTAACGATCCTGTCGGCCAAAATAGGGCACCCGCAAAAAGGGCAATTCGAAAACTGAAATACTTCCATCATCTTTTTGGGGATGGTTTGTTTTTTATCTACCATTTTTTTTATTCCTCTTTTTTCCTTTTTAATTATTTAATTTCATTCATTATTTCTTATTATATTATATTTATTATTACCCCTTCCGGGGAGGGTTTGGAGGGTTGCCCCTTATATATATTGTTCGGCGTTTTTACGAAAAACCGCTCAGAAACTTCTCTAGGGTGAACTCTCCACCCTCCCTTTTTTTGTCGATTCTATTCAAGGTATCTACGGCAATCCATTTTATAAATTCGATAGATACAAATGAATTTAAAAATCCTGCCGATTTTTCAAACCCTCCCCGAAATCCGCCATTAATGTGGAGAGTGGAGGGTTGTATTGATGTTTTTTTATTTTTCTTAATCATGTTTTTAAGCCTCTATTTCTCCCTGAGTAGTTCCCAGGGCAATGCCGTGATACATGACGCAGCCTTCGGATTTGTGCTTGTCGAATTTCTTGCTGAGTTGTTTTCCGAACCAGGTGCCGGTCGGCTCTTTTTTGCCGATGTTGGCGTGGTACCAGGCGAC